CATGGCGGCGCTGAAAAGTTTACCGTTCCAGATGGTCCTGCTCTAACCTGAATCATGACACTCACAGAAGGAACAGTTATGGGAAGCCTAATTGCCCCCGCCGCGGATGCGGGCGCCGAAGCCAGAGCCCGCAAGTTGCAGCAGGAAAGCTTGGCATTGACCCGGCAACAAACCGAGCAGCTGGCCCAACAGCGAACCGAAGCCGAAGCCGGCAATGCCGCCCGGCGACGCCAGTTGAAAGCGCAACGATTGGCGCGCCGCGGCGGCTTCGATCTGTTGTCGTTTGCCGGGGCGACCGGCGTGCCGGAAAAGACAAACCTGGGCGCAGGTGGCATTCGTGGCTAAGGGCGGCGCACAGCACCCGGTTCTGGCCCGGATGGCGGCGGCCGAGGCCCGGCGCCGGCTGTGGGACGGTCACCTGGACGAAGCCTTTCGGTTGGCATTACCCAACCACGAAAGCTATCAGGGCACCAAAACGCCTGGGGAAAACCGCACGGCGACGGTGTATGACAGCACTGCCCCGATTGCGCTGATGCAGCGTGCCGCGCGAGACCAAGAGGCCCTGATGCCATCGGCCAGGGCGTGGATGGCATTCGACTACCCGCAGGGCTTCGAGACGGCGTCAGGCGGAGACCCAGCCACCGACCCAGCAGCTGTGGCATTTCTGCAAGGCGTGCACGAACGCTTCCACGGCGCGGTAGCTGCCAGCAATTTGGACCTGGAGATCGTGCCCGCGCTGATGGAAAGCCACATTTCGGTCGGCACGATCACGGTACACCCCCACACCGCCCGCCGACCGTTGCGTTTTGAGACGGTACCGACCTCTGAAATCATCGTCGAAGAAGGCATTTTCGGGACACTGGACACCACTTTCCGCAAGTTCACACTACCCTATCGCGAGGTGATGCGCCGCTGGCCAGATGCTGACCTGGGGCAGATGAAGCCGACGGACGAGGCGGAGCAATCCAAGCCGGTGAAGTTGTGCGATGCCATGGTGTATCGCCCGGAAAGCGAGGACTGGGAATATCTGATTTTCGCCGACGGCCAATCCGAGCCAATCCAATCGACCCGCTATCGCACCAACCGCCGTATCGCGTTCCGCACGGGCGTGGCACCAGGCGAAGCGATGGGCCGTGGCAGGGTGTTGGATGTGCTGGGCAGTATCCAGTCGGCCAACAAGGCGCTGGAACTGATCCTGAAAAACGCGTCCATCGCCATGACCGGTATGTGGCAGGCGGATGACGATGGCGTGATCAACTTACAGAATATTCAACTGGTGCCGGGGGCAATTATTCCGAAGGCAGTCGGATCGGCAGGGCTGCAACCGCTACGCTCTGGCATCCAGCTGGATTTGAGCCAGATCGTGCTGGAGGATCTGCGCCGACAGATCCGGGAACACATTCTGGGTCCAGGCCTGCCGCCTGCCGTGGGGGCAGACCGGCGCACAGCTTTTGAAATCAGCGAGCGTGTGGCAAACCAGGCCGCCGTCGAGGTCCCGCAGACATTGCGCTTGATGGGTGAGCTACAAGCGCCGCTGGCCGCGGCAATCCTGGACGTACTGAGCCTGCCGGAAATGGCGGCCAGCCCGTACTATATCGCGCCCTTCGAGGTGGACGGCCAACACCTCATCCCTGTGCCGAAACCACCGCTAGCCAAAGTTCGGCAACGGGCTGAGGCGCAACAGGCGATGGCGGCGATTGCCGCCGCTGCCCAGTTCGCGCCCGAAGCTGTGGGCGCGGTGCTGCACCTGGGACGCACCGTTGCCTGGTTCTTGCGCCAATCGGACGTGCAGCAGGACCTGTTCAAGACCGAAGCTGAACGACAAGCCGATCAGGAGCAAGCCGCCCAGGCTCAACAGGCTGCCCTAGTGCAGCAATTGGGGCAAACGGCCGGCGGCAGTGGCGGCGGAGCGGCAGGAGCATGAGCGATCGACCCAGCGGCCATGAGCTGAACGCGGCCTTTGCGCGGTGTTTTGCCGGCAAGGATGGCGCGCACCTGGAGAGCTGGCTGCGCCAGGTGTTCGTGGAGAGACTGAGCGCGGACGCCAAGGATGGCATCGCGTTGGCCAGACAAGCCGGCGCCCGCGACTTGGCCTTGCAAATTCTGATGATGGTGAAGGACGGACGAAATGCCCATTAAGCACACTTCCGATCTGATCGGCCTGGACGGCTCTGCCGACGATGCGGCGACCGATGCGGCCACCGATGCTGCGGCCCCTGCGGCTGATGCTACGGCAGGGACCGGAGAAACCTCGACGGCCACGGCCGGCAAAGCAGCCCGCGTGGTCGAATTGGATGGCGAACGCTTCGAGGTGCCGCCGGACCTGTGGGACGAAGCCACAGGCAGCATCAATCCGACCCGCGCAGCCAAGCGGGCGCTGGACCTGCGAAAGCAGTTGTCTGCCCGCGGCGAAGTGCCGGAGACCTATGAACTCCACGTGCCGGACAATATGGCCGATAGGGTGGAAATCGACGATGAACACCCACTTGCCATGGCGTTTCGAGAGGTCGCGGCGAAACATAAGGGTATCGCCACGCAAGGCATGTTCGACGAGCTTGTCGCAACATATCTTGAAACGGAAGTAGCAGAGCAGAACGACTGGCAGAAGCAGCAAGCTGAGCGCGAACAGGTGGAACGCGCGGCCGTGACAGAATTTTTTGGCGGCGAAGCGGCCGCCAAGGTGCAAGCGCAACAGCTGCGCGATTGGTTGACCGCGCAGACGGTTGACGCAACAGGCCAGCCGGATATGGAGCTACTGACGGCGGCCAAAACTGCCGCAGGATCGGCGGCCGGCGTCAGGCTGTTGCATCGTCTGATGGGCGCTGCCAAAGAGCCACCGATGGTGGCCCGCCGCACGGCGCCGACCCAAGCGCCGATCAGTGAGGCCGACCTGAAAGCCAAGATGAACGATCCGCGCTATTGGCGTGACCACGACCCGGTTTTGATCCAGGAGGTCACGGACGGATACGCCAGGCTTTATGCGGGTGATAGCGTTTAACGGGACTCTCGGAAAAACTGCTTGCAATTCGTTTCGGAGTTGATCAACGTCTGAACACGGGCAAGGCAAACGGCCCCCTGGCGGCTACCGCCACCCTGAATGCCTTGCCACATAGCGTGGCCTCTCTTGGCAAGACCTGCGCCCACACTGCCCGCCTGCCGGAGCGTTTCCCGGCATTATCGGGAGTGGTGCGCGTGACGCGGTCGCCGGCCCTCCACAGCCAAGAGAGACTTCCTGCATGCCCGAAAATATCGATCAAGCCTTTATCCGCCGGTATGAGGCGGAAGTGCACCAGGCTTATCAGCGCCAGGGGTCGCTGCTGCGCAACGCGGTCCGGCGCAAGAGCGGCGTTATCGGCTCGTCCACCACGTTTCAGAAAACTGGAACGATCGAAGCGGCACAGAAAACCCGTAACGGTGACGTGCCTGTGCAAGATCTGGACCACGCGCCTGTCGAGTGCCCGCTGGGCGACTGGTATGCCCCGACCCTGGTCGATGACCTGGACACCATCAAAACCAACATTGACGAGCGCATGGTGCGCGTGAACGCCTCCAGCTGGGCGCTTGGACGGAAAACCGACGCCCTTATCATCGCCGCCCTGGAAGCCGCCGGGGGCACAGTGGTTGGTGATTATACGACTGCCTTTACGAAGGCGGTGGCGGCGCAGGCAATCGAAGCCATGAACGCGAATGATCTGCCGGACGATGGCAACCGGTATGCGGTGCTATCGCCGCACGCCTGGTCGGAAATGTTGAATATCTCCGAATTTTCGAACGCGGACTATGTCGGGGACCAATACCCGTGGCTGAAGAACATGGAGGCGCGGCGTTGGCGCAATACCATCTGGCTGCACCACAGTGGCCTGCCAGTGGCTGCTGCTAACACGCGCAAGTGTTTCATGTTTCATCAAACCGCGGTCGGCCACGCCAGCGGCAAGGAAGTCACCATGAAAATCGACTTCATCCCGCTGAAAGACGCCTGGCTGTTCAATGGCAAACTGAGTCAGGGTGCCGTCGGGATCGATGCGCGTGGCATCGTGGAATTGCGCCTGAAGGACGATATTGTCATCGCCTAACGCCGAACGAGCTCACACCATCGGCGGCGCCTGGCGCCGCCAACAATCTGGAGACAAACCTTATGGCTTTCACCCAATCGACGCTTGAGCATGTCGCCGGAATTCGCCCCGGCAAGCGGATGTTCCACTATAC